GATGCTGCCGAGGATCCGGTTGAACTTGCCATCGAGGGCTGGGTCGTACTCGTAGATATTCTCGAATATTTGGTGCGCCATGTCAAGGGGTCGCTGCTTAATTGGCAGCTCGTTCGCCCCGAGCCAGTTGGCCCAACCGATCAGCTCCTTCAGGGCAACCGTCATGCTGAACGACCGGTCTTCCACCGGAGCCCCGTCCAGCATCGATCTGACAGAGGAACTCAGCAGATTCCCGACGTCTATCCCGTCCAGCGTGGTGTCGATCTCCAGCGCCTCTGCTGGGTCGTCGTCTCGCTTGACTTCCTTGGGAATCAGGTTGTAAGCCTGCAGCCCCTCATTGATTTTTGAAACTGGTATGTATTTGTGTGACCAGCAGATCAGATCTTGCTCGGACTTACCGCCGTAAAACAGGTTGACCGCCTGCGTTGCTCGCCGGTCTGATCCAGGGATCTGCTCAGCGATTTCCCGCACGAACCACTGATAAAAATCAGCGTCGACAATGGGTCTTTCGAGTCCAAAAACGAGACGGAAGCGAGGCCAATCCGGCGTCGTACTTGGCGAGTAGTACGCAAAGCTAAGGTACTTTTTACATATATCCAGGTCCAGAGCTTCTTTTACAGTTAGCTCTTGCTTTTGTACCTTGTTTCCGTTCTCGTCTTTATGATCTGCTTGATTATCAATGTCGATAATCACCAGACCAGCTTTAATCGTACCGGTCGAATCTTTAACTCTTTTACCGTTTACCAGATGCCACGCGCATAAGCCGTCACCGGCTGCTGTAGCCTTGGCGATCGTCTCGGCGTCTCCTTCTGACGCTTCCCAGTTCTCGTTGAATGATCTGAAGTTTCCACCTGGATTTATCTTTCCAGTTTTGGGGTTTACAAACTGACGAACTTTTTGATTTTTGGAGTAGAAAAAAAGCATGGTTCCCCTGCGCAGAGCCATTGTGCCACGGATCCCCGCGTGGGTGCAGGGGTTTAATCAAAAAACCCGAGCCTACGCAAGCCGAGTCTCATAAAACTTTCGTAAGACCTCAAACCACATTTCTTTGTCTTTTTTCAGATCTTCTGGTCCGAAAGTAAATACCTGAACAGAAAACTCAGGAACTGCGGTACTTACGATGATCTGAGTTTTATTGATTTTGATTCCAAGGCAGGTTTCTGCTGCAATTGCGTACGCAGCTAACTGCAATTTAGTTTTCTTCAATTTAAAAACCCCAGATACGAGAGCTTTTCGGAGCTTGTCCTCCATCTGGACTTTGGCGCTGGGGAATTTATAACTGTACGGACCGTTGCTGGTTTTGAAATCACCCAGGATTAATTCGCCGTTTCCATCCTGATAGATGATGTCAGGGCACCCGGCATACCCCTGAGCTTTGATCGGATCGTAAAAGTGGAGACGACCGACGCCATCTTCACCGACATATTTGTGCCACTCAGGTTTGTTGTACGGCTTTTCACTCCACAGAACGCGACCACCTTCTAGAAGTTCGTCTACCTTTTCTGGTACGTCTTTCCAATACGGAGCGTATTGAGCTGGGGGACTTACCGCCAGCCCTCTGATGTGATTCTCTACGCTGTTATGGATAAAGGAACCACGTTCTGCTGCCATATCAGCAGCACCGGGATTTGCCAAGTTCCAATGCGCTAGCTTCTTACGCGTTTCCTCGGTCTGCGTGGCAGAAAGAACGCTTGTTACAGAAGGGAGCGGAACATCAACACCATCACATCTGTAATGACGTAATCCGTTGAGAGTAAGTCGTGTTTGGGACACGTTAGATGTGTCAACTTGGACACATCTTAGTCGATTAAATCAGAACGCCATCGAGAAAAGTCGAGGTTCATCAGGACCATCATCTTCATCACTATCATCATCCTCTTCTTCCTCATCTTCGTCATCGTCGACAAAGAATTCGGACTTTTGATACTCGATATCCCGAGTGCGGTTCGTCAACTCTTCGGTGAGGCAAAGACCTGCTGAATAACTTTCAACAACAATCTCCGCGCACTGTTGGGCATCGCGGATCTCTCCCTCAGGGGACACGCACTCTTCGAGGAGCTGTGCTGATACCAGTAGGGCAATAACCCGATCGAGTTTTTCATTTGTCCTATCTAACCTATCGCACACAGCACGCTGGAACTTCTCAAGTTTACTTGATTGCGGTGTCATCGAGGGGCGGGAGCGTTTGAGCTGCGTCCCAATTTACAGCGTATGACACGTGTGTGCCATCCATCCACTTATCGGGACGCTGGAAGACAAACCAGCAACTTGTGACCGAATCACGAGATGCACTGACCGAGCTGAAACGAGGCCGTGGCGATAAGACGATCATGTTCGACAGTTTGTTCGACAGCAGGAAGTTCCTGCGCTTTGTAACTGGTTCGATGAATGAGAGCCTATCGAGTACAGCTATGCCTTCCTTAGCTACTTGTATTCCGTAGTCGAGTATGTACTCACTGTAATCGTTAATGCCTGTTGTGTTCGCGATAACCCAGTCGTACTGTTTGTCCCGCATGGTTGTCCACCAGATCGGGTTAACCAAGTTATCAGTGTCCTTATTGGTCGTAACTGTAAAATTGTGCGCTCGCAGCTGATTGCTCAGAGTATCGTTTGGATCATATGGGACTAATATCGAGCCTTGGATGTAACTGTGCTTAATCAGTTGATGCGTCACGCCTTCAGGGATTGTGTAAAACGACGCCATGCGTAAAACGGAAGAATGTGTGGAGCTTAGCAAACAGCTTGAGCGCTGACCGCTTTTGTGATTAACGTTGAGGGAGCCGCTCTATCGGTATGCAACTCGATTGGATGAGCCAAGAACAGGAGTTCTTACATAATCGAGTGATGATGGATGCGAAGAAGTTAGATAAGGACGGGCTTCTCCAGATCCTTGAGATGGTGCATAAGCAGTCTCTGATCAACAAACGATTGTTTTCCAGCCTCGCCTCGTGGTGTGCGAGGAACAAAGTTATTCTCCCGGCGTTTGACGAGTTATTAGCAAGTAGAGAGGTTGCTCACCCTGTGGATACTCCTTAAACCCAAGTCGTTTGAGGTACTTAGCTAAGGCAGCGGTTCGCTTTGTACTGGGCATAATCATGAGGGGTTTGGCGGTCGTAACTTCTAAGTGAATCTTTAATATGTCTAGTGCTGTACGTAAGGCAGCGAGTGAACGAGGTCCCTGTTTTGTAAGGACTGAGCGAGCTCTTTTGTTCTTGCGGTTTCGATACCAATCGTTCGTCGCACGTCTCGACTTGTGAATCGCAAGACCCACGTTGTACGCGTAGCCCACGTCCTCTACGAAAAGGCTTACCCATTCACCGTCTTGCTTTATTTTTGTTGAGATGCAGTTGAGGTACATAATAAAAGCGGCCTTCCGAGAAAGACCGCTGCCTTGGCTTCGTTTTTACGTTAGCTCAAAAATCAATTCCGAGTGCTTTTGCTTGTTCTTCGGTTAGCTCTACCTTCTTCGCTTTCGGTGAAGGAGGTTCAGCGGACTTCAGAGCTTTGGCTTCGGGTTCGGATGCAGCAAACGTACGCTCAGGAGCTTGGCCCCGCGTGGACGCAAACTCAGCTTTGAGCGCAGCGTGATCGCTGCCCAAAGGCAGTTCGATCAGATCAGCACCAGGGATGCTGCTCTTCAGTGCGTTTGCCGCCATGCCTGTTCCGTCTTTAGCCAGCCACTCGGACACGTCTTTGAGGAGCTTTTCCTCTTCGTCGTTCTGAGCCGGACGGTCGCTGAAGTCCAGGCAATTGAAGTTGATCTTCGCCCCGTCGGCACCGGTCATCGGATCACGCTCGTTAAAGGAGCGAGTTACGAACTTGGTTGAAGTGATAACAGACGCACAGTTAATGCGGTTGTTATACAAAGTTTGGAAGTAAGCGATGAAATTTTTCTGACTGGATTTGCCAGAGATCATCGAAGTCGTGATGCACCGAGGAGGCAGCAACCTGTGGTTGGGTGACACACCGATGTACGCAATACGCAGGAACTCTTCCTGATTACGCATCCCGAGGTTCCCAAAATACGGTGTGAATCCGATGAGGATGAACTCAATAGGGATACCGTTGTCGTTGCGGTCTACGATTGCGTTGTCGGGATCAACGTCAGACTTCCAGCGGCGAGCTTGAAGATCGATACGCAGGGTGTGAGGCGGAATGTTGCAGAGGATTTCGGATTCCGAAAAGTCGCCAGCGATAAACATGGTCAGTGAGGATCAGAGGGAAAAGTCGATCGAACCGAGAGCAGCAGCGGCAACCTTCCCTTTTTCGGGATCGGCTGCTTTTACAGGTGCTTTACGTGATGCCTTAGGCAGGTAAAGGACCTTATCAAGATTGTAGTTGAGGTAAGACTTGTCGTCCTTCTCGGAGGTTGAGACTTTACCCACACCAATCGTTGGGGTTCCGGGAGCTAGCTCAGCAAGTTGTGCCGAGAGCTCACCCCACGCCGACAGCTTCATCCACGCTGTTTCTTGGTCTTCGGTCTGCCATGCGAGAGACCTATTGGTGACGGTGTTGTCGCCGATCTCCATCTCCTCAGCTTTGGGACCCAAGCCGCCGGTTGCGATAAAGAGGTTGATTGCCAGGAGATCTTGGAAGTTCTCCTCAGTCACCACGAGCATCGGTTGCATCTGCAGCACACCGTCAGGAGTTGGCCGCGTGGGACCAATTGCCAGGATGGTTTGCCCTTCTTCGAATTTCTTTAGAAGCTTTCCGACGTAGTGGTCAGCCTTCTGCAGCAGCTGAACTCTCGTCGCAACGCGTTTTTCGTTTGAAGGCAGGGACTCTGCAAGTACATTTACAGTTCCGTCGTCTTCAGCGGCGCTCGCTGTGACCCGAAGGCCGAGGATAAAAACGTTCATGGTTCCGGTTTGGTTTGGGCGTCCGACCGCAGTCGAACCGCACCATGATATCAGTCCCAGAACGGTTTGGGGTTAAATCAGGCTACTTGTTGTAAATGCCTGTATATAGTTGCTCTGTGTACTTTTAAAATCTTGGCGATTTGGTTTACGCTGGCTCCCTCGCGTCGTTGCGCTTTGAGGATTTTGATGTCGCCTGGCGAGAGTTTGGAATGCTTAGCTGACTTGTAATCGAAGTGCAGTGGGTTGATGCACTGCGGATTGCCGCAGCGTGGTTTTGGGTAGTAGTTGTCCTTAGGGATGTCCAGATATTGAATAATCGAATAACGGGCGTATATTCGTTTTCCGAATACGTAAAAACAGGGTTGTTTGTTTGAGAAGGAACCTTGCCACTCGAAACACTTTGTGTACTCGAAGTTATTAAAAGCTAAGTCACGGAATAATTTAGCTAAAGCAGACTCTTCAATCTGTTCGTAGCTTATAGAATATTGTGTAGCATCTACAGCTCTGCAGATGTCCACGGCTTGTGCCTGGACATGAGCTGTGTCGTTGGATTGGACGGCGAGGACTATCTTTTTGTTATTACGTTCAAGTTCAATTGAGTACTGATTCACTTCTTACCTTTTTTATCTTGCGCTTTGTCGAGTAGTTGTTGTGCTTGCTTACCGATATCGATTCCTTGCTTTTCCGCAACTCTTTCGATTCGTGCCGCACTTGTTCCGCTGCTGATTAGTGCGTTGACCGCAGCTTGCGTAATCTTTCCGGATTCCGTAGCCTTTGCGATTTGTTGAACCTGTGCTTGCAGCCCCGTGGGAGCCTGAGCAATTGCTTTGACTTGTGCGCGATCAACAGCGCTCTGTGCTTTTTCGCCAAGCGAAACACCAGCGGCCCTAGCTTGTTTTTCGATTTGGGCAGCGTCAACTCCCTGCGATAAGAGACCCTGCACACCCGTCTTCCCTAAGCTCGTCGGCGATCCCGCAGCCTCGGCAGCCTGTTTAACTTGCAGACGAACAGGAACAGCCGTCGGAGTCGCAGTGGGTGTAGTCGGTGTAGAGGGTGTCTCGGTCGTAGGAGTTGTTTCTGTTTGAGCCGGTGTCTCCATTTGTTGGGAAGTCGTCATACCCTTCGCCGCTTCCTGGATGCTGCTGAGGATACCGCGACCCTGCTCAAGCAAGCTTTCAAAAGGCGAATAATCGAACTCCGGCATTTTATATTCCGGAAGCGCTACGGAAGACTGGGAGCTTGCTCCGACTTGAGTCGGTGTAGTAGGAGCAGTAGTAGGTGTTTGAGCGACGCTACCCGAGTAACCCAGACGACTGCCTCGTCCTTGAGGACCAGTCGGTCCGATTTGGATGTTGAAAGGAGCGCCGTAAGTCAGCTTTCCTTCGATGTTGTATTTCTGTAAGTCGCTAACGGGAACGTTATCCTCTACCCCAACAGCTGCTACCCCCGTGGTAGGAACAGCAGAGGGAGTTGTTTCGTCCGGTTTTTCTACCTGCTCTGTTTCTGTGCTCGCTGTCGTTGCTACCGATGCCCCGAAGTCTAATTCGGGAAATAGTTGTGCCAGCGTGCTCTTCGAAACTCCTGCTTCCGGACTGACACCAAAGGATGTCCCAGCTAAGGAAAAACCGTAGGAAGGGCGACGCCGTACAGCCACGCGACTAAGCTCTATCTTCTAAGATCGTAGCAAGTTTTGAGCTCTTACAGTAAGTCTTTGTAGTTCATAAACGCAGATCGCTCTACGGCAACTCTTTCAGCCTGCGTGGGCGCCGTCTGATCTTGCATCTTTTTGCGAATCTGAATCAAACGCGAGTTGGTTTCTTCGGGAGCTACCCTCGCCATACCGCCTTTAGCGGCTAAAGGAATTCGCGGAATCACCCCAGTAACCGCCGTAGCGCCCGCACCTACTACGGGACGCATTGCCTCTCCCGCTAAACGGAAACCATACTCAGGCTGTTTTTCTGCCATTCACTTATTTTATCTCTTCAAAAAATCTGCGTAAATAGTGACCTTTCTTAACAACCATATCAAGTGTTTTTAATTTAAATAAAGCGTCCTCATAGCTTTTAAATATCTCGGCTTTTGTTCTGTCCGTCTGATACTGTACGAGGGTCGCACCCTCTATAGCTTTTTCGACAAATTCCCCGCGTGGGTTCAGGATCACCCAGACCTCTCGGAATCTTAAGTGGGGGCGCGAGGACATCTCCTCCTCGGTGTAGAGGGAATTTACCTTCGCTATCTTAGTGCTTTTCTTAGACTGCGCACTATTTACTTTTTTCTTAACGTTCAGCTTAATACTATTTTTCCGTTTCTCTGCTCTAGCTGCGTTGCAGGCTACCAGCGGTGACTCGTACAGAGACGGGAGGAAATACAGATCATCATCTGCATTTACTACCGCCAAGTAAGTCTTACCTAACTTAATAGCAAAGACTTCTTTCTCGGCGGTTTTTTCGATCTTAACTAATTCACTCATTTAGCGGCCCATGAATCACCAACACTCGCATCTGCTGATGCTGGGACAGATGTTAACACTTTTTGAGCTGCCTGGACCATGGCGGTTTCCAGCACCTCTTTGTATTTATTAGCAAGATCCTCTCGTACTTCGAGTACGATTTCGTCGTGCACACACGCGACCATCCGCACATTTTCGTTTAAGTGTTCGTTTAGATCTGCAATGGCGATTTTCAATATGTCTGCGCCACTACCCTGAATCAGGGTGTTAGCTGAACACATCATTGTTGCGTCGTCGTAACTCAGAAGCCTGCGCCGTCCGCACGCTGTACGTACATAAGCCCAACCGTCTTCTACCAGAGCCGCCCTCTCCCGGTGCCACATGCGCAGGCGTGGGTATGCAGTGTGGAAAGCAGCGTGTGCGACCTTAGCTTCAGACAACGACAACATCTTTCCACTCTGTGCTGCGTATGTCTTGTATTTTCTATAGCCCATTCCGTATAAAAGGGCGAAGTTCAGAGTCTTACCGTCTTGTCGTTCATCTTTAGACACTTCGTGTAAGTCCTTCTTGTAGATAAGACTAGCAGTCATTGTGTGTAAATCGATGTCATCTTTAAATGCCTGCCTCATCTGAGGGATGTTGATCAGTTCCGCACCGAGTCGTAGTTCAATCTGAGCCCAGTCGCAAATCACCAGCTTGAATCCCGGCTCGGCGATGAAGCACTCCCTGAATTCTTTACCTCTAGGAACTTGCTGAATGTTGACTGCAAAAACTGTTTTCTTTTCTTTTTTAGCTGTCTTTGGGGCGCCGTTGCTCGTGAAGCGTCCTGAGTTTGCTCCTGTCTGGTTGTAACCAGAGTGAATCCGCAGCGTCACTGGATTTACATTTTCCAGCAGCTTGGTGATGTGCTCCAGTTTTGTTTCTACCTTTACACGTTGCCTATAAAGGTTCAGCGTGGGGTCGTCGCTGTCGAACTCTGCGAGAGCGATTTGGTTGAGGGTTTTCTTCTCCGTCTTGGCGTCTCTAGGCAGCTCGATATCGCAAGCAGTAAAGGCGGAAATAACCTGCGTCGTGGATCCAGGATTAAAATCCTTTTTCGGTCTCTTACCGACTGCGACCTTTCCGTCAATTCCCCGAGGAAGTTTCAGATCT